AATGCACTGCACTTGCACCGTCCGAGAAGCGAAAACCCCATTTGAAGGGCCTGGGACGGGGTTGTAGGCTTTGTGGGCTGGGGCGTCCGAAGAGCGTGCGAGTTCTCGTCTCCCTATACTGACCTGACCTTGACCACTAACACGGGCCTTGCCCCTGGTCCGGGGCGCTCCAGCACCTCCCTTGCTTGGCCTCGGGGTCTGGTGGGAGTGTGAGTTGTGTAAGTGAGCGTGGTTCTAGGGCCCTGGAAGGGGGTTGCCTAGATTTCTGGCGGTTAGTGCTTTTGACGCCCCCCCGGCTCGCGTGGTAAGGGTAGCAGGCAACAACGGGGAGTTTCTGCTGCGAGTGACTTCGTTTGCCGTGTCTTGTGTGGCTTCAGGCAGCAGAGGGGGGTGTCGCGGGGGCGACACCGTGAGTTCCTTCGGAACTCATTTTTGGGGCTCCGCGAGGGTGTGCTCTACAGCTCGTTGAAGGCCCAGACGATGAGCTTGCCTTCTCCGGTGAGCGTGAGGTGACCTTGTTCGGCGGAGAGGTCGCGGAAGTCAGCGACCCAGTCGCGTGCGATCCAGGCGGCGACGACGGATCGAGGGATGATGCCGTTAGGGCCGTCGTAGAGGTTTGGGTTTTGCCGCTCGCGCAGGTCGTAGTGCAAAGCGTATTCGATGGGAAGGCCCGACCAGGCTTCAGAGAGCCGGGTCATGAGGACTGCGGTGATGTCCTTGCTTGGCTGGACCATCGAGTGAGAGGGCATTTAGGGGGGTCAGAAACCCACCCAAACCACCCGGGCACCCTAGCATGTGATTTGGCGATCTGGCAATCTGGGGGCATGAAGATCGACCCGAACGGTCCTCGTCCGCGCAAGGCTGTGCATCGTCGAGCTTGGCTGCGTGCTAGGGCAGAGATGCTGAAGCAGGAGGCTATGGCTGCGAAGGTGCAGGCAGAGGCTCTGGTGCAGCAGGCGGAGCGGATTGAGGCTCAGGTGGCGGAAGAGGAGGCGACTCCTCGTGACATGCGCCTGGAGGAAGAGGCGCCGGAAGGGACTCTGTTTGAGGCCCCGTGGCCGGAGGAGTAGTGTGGGCGCTGCGGAGAAGCTGACGCCGGGGAAGGCCTGGGCGCAGTTGCAGAAGAACGGATTGCAGGTGACCAAGCCCGGCAAGCGAGGCCCGTCGCTCATCACGGCGCTCAAGAGGTATCTGGCGGACAACCCGGAGTACCTAGAGCAGATCGTGATGGGGATGGTCCACAAGGCCCGTATGGGCGACCACAAGGTGCTTGAGATGATCTGGGACCGTATCGACGGTGCTGTCGTGAAGAAGGCTCAGATCGAGACGGAGCACCATGTGAAGCGTTACGGGTTTGCGGAGCCTCGGCTGGTGGAGCCTGAGGTGCTTGAGATCGAGGGTCCTGAGGAGGACGAGTCGTGATCCCGCTGGCGGGTTACCAGACGCTGCTGGCTGGGGTCCAAGGGGGCTACCTGCCGCGTGGTAAGTCGCTGAAGGAACTGATGGGGATTGCCCTCGGGCAGTTCGAGCAGGACAAGCAGGAGTTCGCGCAGGAGCAGCGGGCCACGGGCGAGGCTGGTGAGGTGAGCTACGCCTATACCGACCCCTTCTTCGAGGAGACGGACATCGAGGAGGAGGAGGAGACGGCTGCGGACCAGCCCGGCTTCGCGCCTCGTCTGCCTGGAATGCGCGGGATCATGGCGCAGTTCAACGCTGCGGGCTTGGGCGCCCCGCCCACCGACAATGCACCGTCTGAGTTTGAGACTTGGATGGCAACTAAGTACGGCGGTCAGTCCGCCTGAGAGAGAGGAGAGACCATGCCGAAAGTCGGAAAGAAGAAGTTCCCGTACACCGCCGCTGGGATGAAGGCCGCCAAGAAGGCGTCCAAGAAGACCGGCAAGAAGGTCATGGGCATGTCCTCCGGGGCTGCCCGTGGCACCGCTGCCCGCCGTAAGAAGGCGTCCAAGGCGGCCCGCGTGCGCGGTGCCCGCATGGGCTACGGTCGCTGATGCCCCAGCTTGCGGTAGCGCACACACCATTTGCTCAGCAAGTGGTGACTCAGCCTGTGGTGGTGGGAATCACCCGGCACAGCATCGGGCGGCGCGTCGTCCGTCACGGCGTGGTCAACGCTTTGGTGGTGGCTGGAGAGAAGCACCGCCTAGAGACCCGCACGGCCAGCGCGCTTTCCGTATCCCAGGCGACCCCGGAGCCCACCCTCCGAGTAAGCCAGCCGCAGGTGTCTGGAAACATGGCGGCCAGCGATGTGTCGCGCGGCCTTGTGCAGAGCGCCACAGCGGTTTCCGCGCCCCCGATAAGTGGTGGCCCTGCTCGTCATACCCTTGGGGGGGAGGGCGCGTAGGGCCGCCACACCTTCTGCTATGGACATCCAAGAAGTCACCGAAGGCAATGATGTGTGGTTCGTGGCGCGCCTGCTGCGCCCCGACAATGTGATCCTGAGCCGGGACGCGATTGCGGGCTCTGGCGGGTCCAACACCGACGCCTTTCAGGTCCGCGTCTACGATGTGACGAAGGACTCGCTGGGGACCGGGGCGAATGGGCGGCAGGTCCACACCGAAGATGTCGCGGATGACGCGCTGACGAGCATCCTGCTGACCGCGACGACCTCTGCCTCTCTGACGAACGATGGATATTGGAATGGTGTGGATGATGTCGGCTACAACTTCATCTACCAGCTTGCCTTCGACTCCTCCAAGTACGAGGCGGGTCACCGCTACGCGGCTGAGTTCGCGTTTGAGACGACGAGCTACGGCACGATTCGCTGGGCTCAGGCGTTCTATGTGAGGTCTCTGCTCTCGACATGAGCGAGTCGGGCGAGGTTGTCCATGAGTACACGCCCTTCGGGGCGGCGCGTGAGCTTTGGTCGCTCATGCCGAACGAGCTATTGCTCGAAGGGCCTGCGGGTACTGGTAAGTCCAGGGCGCTGCTTGAGTGGATCAACTACCTCTGCGAGCGGTACGCGGGCATCCGCGTGCTGATGCTGCGCCAGACGCGGGAGTCGCTGACGGAATCGGTGCTGGTCGAGTGGGAAAACGAGGTCTTGTGGCCTGGGCACCCGGCGATCCACGGCACAGCGGGCCGGAACACGCGGCAGAACTACCACTACCCCAACGGCTCGCATGTCGTTGTGGGCGGTCTGGACAAGCCCGCTAAGACTTTCTCGACGCAGTACGATGTGATCTGCGTCTTTGAGGCCCGCGAGATCACGGCGGACACTTGGGAATGGCTCGCTCGCGCGAACCGTAACTTCAAGATGCCGTGGCAGATGCGGATTGCGGACACCAACCCCGCAGGCGAGTTCCATTGGCTGAACACTCACTTCCCTCAGGGGTTCCGGGAGGTGCCGGAGAGGCACCGCTGCGACAAGCGGATCCGGCTACTGTCTCGGCACGAAGACAACCCGGCGTACTTCGATCACAAGAAGGGCACTTGGACCAAGAATGGCGAGTCATATGTCCTCGGCATCCTGGCAAAGTTGACCGGAGCGCGTCGCGCGAACTTGTACGAGGGCAAGTGGGCGAGCGAGGAGGGCATCATCTTCGAGGAATGGGACCCGGCGGTCCACATGATCGACCCCGAGGATATGCCGGAGCCCAAGTGGTACTTTGGAGCCTACGATAAAGGGCTGAGGCACCCCGGCTGCTTCCAGGTATGGGCGGTGAACGACGACCGCATGTATCGGGTGCTGGAGATCTACAAGACCGGCGAGACCAGCGACTGGTGGGCAGAGCAGGTCATGGTGGCGAACGAGGACTACCCGCTGTCCGCGCTCGTTTGCGACCCGAGTGAGCCGGAGTACATCAAGATCTTCAACGACCGGCTGGGATCTGCGCGTGGCCGCGACGGCAACCGCATCGCCCGGAAGGCGAAGAACCCCATCAAGACCGGCATCGACATGGTGCGGTGGGGTTTGAGCAAGGTCGATCACGGCCCGCGCATCTACATCGTGCGTGGAAGCGCGATTGTGCAGGACAAGGCGCGTCTCGACGCGAAGAAGCCGACCTGCTTAGAGGAAGAGATCCCGAGCTTTGTGTGGGCGCGCAGTCGTGACGGCGCCCCGGTGAAGGAGCGCCCCGATCCGACCTGCTCCGATCACGCGATGGACTGCCTGCGCTACGCGGCGATGTTCATGTGGAACCGTGACATGAGCATGGAGATCCACATCCCCGAATACCCCGAAGGAAGCCTTGGCGACATGCTGGGCCACGCCGAGGTCCACCTAGAGGCTTATAGCTGATGCTGAACACCAATCCGTCCAACCTCATGGCCGAGATCGACGCGGCTATCGCGTTCCGCGATCAGCACCTCGAAGGCTATGAGGAGAAGGTCGCCCGCTACCACGGGCCGTTCTACAACCGTCGTGGTGACTTCACGGCGGAGTACAGCCCGGAGAACACCTACTACGAGTACATCTCGTTGATGGTGCCCCGGCTGGTGTACGACAACCCGCGCGTACAGGTGCAGACGCGGCGCCCCGGCGCGCAGAGGGATGTGGCGATTGCGCTACGCCACGGCCTCAACCGCTGGGCGCGGGACTTCCAGTTGCGGAAGGTCCTGACCGAGCTTGCCACCGACATGCTGCTGGGCTTTGGCGTGTGCCTTGTGCGGCCTGACCACCGCAAAGGCCAGGAGATGCCGCCGAGCACGGACAGCCCCACGGCTACCGGTGATACGGCGTGGCCGACTTGCGAGCGTATTGCGCCGCGCCGGTTCTTCATGGACCCGCAGGCCGAGCGGTGGGAGGACTGCCGCTTCTACGGCCATATGTGGCGCATCGACAAGGACGACCTCGAAGACCTTGCGCGCTCCGGTAAGGACCAAGGCTGGAACCTTGAGGCCATTGAGGAACTGAACTCCAGCCAGAACCCGAACCAGAAGTACGGCTACGGCCACAAGGGCGGGCCTGACCGGGACGAGATCTATTGCTACGAGATCTTTGTTCCTGAGATCAAGCTGGACGACGCACCGAGCGAGAAGGCTGGGTTCCACGGCGCGATCTACACGATTGGCTGTAACCAGCCCCTGGGCAGCGCGGACGACGACGCGAAGGCGTCCCTGATCCGCGAGCCGCGTCCGTTCTACGGGCCGCGCACGGGGCCCTACATCCTGTTCGGTGCGTACAAGGTGCCGGACAACCCGTACCCGCTGGCGCCGCTTACGGCGGTCGAGGCGCAGGTGCGTGAGTTGAACGACCAAGTGCTTGCGGCTTCGGCCAGCATGATGAAGCACAAGCGCATCGTGGGTGTGAACGACCCGCGCACGGCGCAGCTTGTGAAGAATGTCGAGCACGACTATGTGGCCGTGGTGCCGTTCGAGGACGGCAAGGCGCTGGTGCAGGAGTTTGTCATGGGCGGACAAACGGACCAGCAGGCCAACTGGATCGCCACCTGTCGCAACCGCGCAGACAGAGTGTTGGGCATGGATGAGGCTTTGCGTGGTGCCGTCTCTGGCACCGGTACAGCCACCGAGCACAGCATTGCGTCGGAAGCGGCCAGCACCCGCATCGCATTCATCAAACAGAACTTCACAAGTGCGACCGTGCGGCTGCTGAACGGGGTGGCGTTCTACCTGTATCACGACGACGACATCGTGTTCCCGATTGGCGTCGAGGCGGCGCGCGAACTTGGCCTTGGCGATCAGGATGTCCTGATGTTCCAGGGCGGTGGTCATGAGGGCAGCGACTACAGCTTCGAGGACTTGGAGCTGGAGATCGAGCCTTACAGCATGGAGCGTGCGTCGGAGGGCCTTGCCCAGAAGCGTGCGCTTGAGATGCACAGCATGATCCTGAACAGCCTGCAACTGATGCAGGTCTTCCCCGACTACCCGTGGAAGGATCACTTCAACAAGATCGGCAACGCGATGAACGCGCCCGACATGGCGGAGCTGGTCGATCAGGAGCTGCTGAACCGTCTTGCTCAGGACCTCTCGGCCCAGCGCCAGATGGACACGATGGCTGCGGCGCAGTCGATGGAGCCGCGTCTGAAGAAGGATGTCGGCCCGAACGGCGTGACCCGTGGTGCGCCGAGCAAGCGCGTGCCGATGGCGATGCAGGAGATCGGCTCGATCATGCAGCAGATGATGCAGCAGGCACCCGCAGGCGCGCCCCAAGGCGTGCAAGGCCCCAACTCCGCGATGTGATGCCTACGCCGAAGAGAGACAGCCGACTCACCCGCGCGGGCGTGTCTGGCTACAACAAGCCGAAGCGAACGCCTGGGCACCCCAAGAAGAGTCACATCGTCGTGGCTAAGGATGGGGACAAGGTCAAGACGATCCGCTTCGGTGAGAAGGGCGCGAAGACCGCAGGTAAGCCAAAGCCCGGCG